AACCTCGCTTACTTCAATAATTTTGAAGAGGTAATCCTGATGTTTGATGCAGATGACGCAGGGGAGAAAGCTGCTAAGGCTTGCGCTCCACTGTTCCCTGCTGGCAAATGTTTCATTGCTACCATCAATGGTTACAAGGACGCTAACGAAGCACTGATGGCTGGTGCTAGTCGTAAGATTCTTGAAGCAATGTGGAATGCCAAGGTCTACAGACCTGATGGCATTGTGTCCTTATCTGACATCCGTGAAGAGTTAGACAGACCTGTTGAATGGGGCTTGTCTTGGTACTTAGATACCTTAAACAAGCAAACCTATGGAAGACGAAAAGGTGAAGTCTACTGCGTGGGTGCTGGAACAGGAGTTGGTAAAACTGACTTCTTAACTCAGCAAATAGTCTACGACATGTATGACTTAGAGAAGCGTGTTGGCATCTTCTTCCTTGAACAAATGCCTACTGAAACTGCCATACGAATTGCAGGTAAACATGCAGGTAAATTGTTTCATATCCCTGATGGGGATTGGACAAAGGAAGAACGAAGCAAAGCCCTCGATGAACTCACTGAGTCTGACAGGTTGCGGATGTATGACAGCTTTGGGGTGTGCGAGTGGGATGTAGTTAAGTCCAACATCGAGTACATGCACCATGCTGAAGGTATTGAAATATTCTACATCGACCATCTCACTGCTTTGGCTACTGGCCAAGGCACAGATGAACGGGTGGAACTTGAACGTATCACCTCAGACATCGCCAAACTCGCCAAGCGTTTAAACATCATCATCATTATGGTCAGCCATTTAGCTACGCCTATAGGCAAGCCTCATGAAGAGGGTGGGCGTGTGTCAATCAGACACTTTAAAGGAAGCCGGGCTATCGGATTCTGGTGTCACTTTATGTTTGGTCTTGAACGTGACCAGCAAGCTGAAGATGAAACTGAACGACAGACTACAACCTTCCGTGTCTTGAAAGATAGATACACAGGCCAAGCCACTGGTTTGACCTTCCCACTTAACTACGACCATGTAACAGGAAAGCTTTACGAGGTTAGTCCATTTGACTCAACCCCTCTAGCTGCAAATTTCTAACCAAGGAGAAACTTATGTTTGATATAAAAATTCACCGAGAAGTTGAAGATGCATTTGACGATTTTACGCTCACCTTTACCGACAGCATGATAGAGGCGCAGCTTGAAAGCTATGAAATGTTAACCCTAACTGGTCTTGTGTCCCCTGCGATTCAAGAGTTTGTTAAAACCATGTCAGCCCTTATGGATAAGCGTGACCAAAAGCGTGAGCCAACTCAGTTAGAACTAGACTTGACGCTAAACTAATGCGCCTCGTCATAGACATTGAATCCAATGGCTTTCTCGCAGACCTAACTACCATCCATTGCATCGTTGCCTATGACTTAGACACCACCACACTCTACAGGTTTAGACCTAAAGAAATACGTGAGGGTATCGCTCTTCTTCAAGCGGCTGATGTATTGATTGCCCACAATGGAATCAAGTTTGATATACCAGCAATCCAGAAACTCTACCCTGATTTTAAACCGAAGCAAGTCATAGACACCCTCGTCTGCTCACGACTTATATGGTCAAACGTAAAGGACTTAGACTTCAGTCATTTCAGGAAAACTTTGCCCCCTAGGTTTATTGGTTCTCACTCACTAAAGGCTTGGGGTTACAGGCTTGGAGAGCATAAAGGTGAGTATGGTGAGAAGGATAATGCTTGGGATAAATTCACGGAAGAAATGCTGACGTACTGTGAGCAAGATGTTCGTGTCACTGTAAATCTGTACAACAAAGTGTTGGGTAAAGATTACAGCCAACAGGCATTAGACCTTGAGCATTCTGTAGCTGAACTGATGTGGAAGCAGGAGTGTAATGGGTTTGTGTTTGATGAAAAGAAAGCACAAGAACTGTACATCAATCTAGCGGAACAACGTGACGGAATCTACCAAGAACTTCATGGGCTATTTCCAGCTTGGGTTGTGTCTGAAGGTATCAAGACTCCAGCACGTAGCTGCAAATATAAAGACCCTCTTAAAGCTGACCGGACAAAGGATGCGTCCTTCACTGGCCTCAAAATTGTGGAGTTTAATCCAGCATCACGCGCCCATATCTCTAACCGACTTATCGCTAAGTATGATTGGAAACCATCAGTCTTCACAGACAATGGACAGCCTAAAGTAGACGAAACAATTCTATCAAAGCTGTCATATCCAGAAGCAAAGCACATGGCTAAATACTTCATGTTGCAGAAGCGTATCGGACAAGTATCAGAAGGTAAGCAAGGCTGGCTCAAGGTCTGCTCCAACGGAAAGATTCACGGAAGTGTGAACCCGAATGGTGCAGTAACAGGTCGAGCTACTCATGCCTATCCTAACTTGGCTCAAGTGCCATCCATGAGAGCACCCTATGGTAAAGACTGTCGTGAACTGTTCACTGTTCCTAAAGGTTGGAAGCTCATGGGTGCTGATGCATCAGGCTTAGAACTTCGATGCTTGGCTGCTTACATGGCTATTTATGATGATGGGGCTTACGTTGATGTCGTCTTAGATGGAGACATCCACACTGTGAACCAACTAGCTGCTGGCCTTCCAACGAGAGAGGCTAGTAAACGATTCATCTACGCCTTTAATTATGGTGGAGGTGACCAACTGATTGGTGAACTGGTAGGTGGTGGGGCCAAAGAAGGGAAGAAGATTAAGAAAGCGTTTCTTGATAAGACTCCTGCTCTTAGGCAGTTGCGTGAAGCTATTACTAAGGCTGCTGGACGTGGCTACATCAAAGCCCTTGATGGTCGTCACATCCATATTCGCTCACCTCATGCTGCTCTTAACTCACTACTTCAATCTGCTGGTGCAATCATTTGCAAACAGTGGCTTGTGGAATTTGAAAACGAGATGCAAGCCCAAGGCTATACACATGGATGGAATGGCGACTACTGCCTCTGTGCATGGGTACATGATGAAATCCAAGTGGCTGTTCGTGAAGACCTAGCTCACAAGGTAGGCGAGATAGCTGTCTTAACAATTCAACGGGTCACTGAGGTGTTCAACTTTAAGTGTCCATTAGATGGAGAATTCAATATTGGAAACTCATGGGCAGAAACTCACTAAGGTACTAAAACGTGCCTATCAATCTCCCTTTACTACACGCTCAGAATTTGCTCGGACTAACGCTGAGTATATTGCTGTGTGTGCAGTAAAGGGATTCATATCAACAAGCATGGTAGGTGATGAAGAGTTTGGCCGAGTCTGGCACATAACTGTCATGGGCCTAATGCATCTTAGAGAAACCGGAGGGCAGTCTGATGACTGACGAAACTGTAACAGTTAATCGTGAATACCTGACCTACATAGAAAAGGACAGCCACTTATTGGAATGCCTTTACAGCTATGGAGTAGAAGAGTGGGAAGGTTTTGCAAAAGCTTTGGATATGTACCACCAAGAACTACAGGAGTTTGACGAATGAAAGCAGAATACATTGACCACATGGGCAATGATGCCTCAGTTGTTCGTGCAGCCCGTGTGTCGTTCTCTTCAGACACCACAGAGTTTAATGAAGTTAAAGATTGTAAGTTAATTAACTACCTTGCCAATCACAGTCATTGGACTCCATTTGCTCACACCTCTGTGACTTTGCGTATGACTGCACCTTTGCCTATTCGCACACAATGCTTTAAGCACAAAGTCGGCTTCTCAGAGAATGAGGAAAGTCGCAGGTACATCAGTTCTAAGCCCTCCTTCTTCATACCTGACCAGTTTAGAAAGGCTCCACAAGGTAGCGTAAAGCAAGGCAGTGGTGAAGACATGCATCCCACTGGTAACAAGCATTGGAAGCGTCAATTTCAGACAGTAAATACTGTGTGTCTTGAGGCTTACGAGATGGCTGTCGCTGGTGGTATGTGTCCTGAGCAAGCACGTTTTATGTTGCCTCAAGGTACTGAGGTTTCTTGGTACTGGACAGGAAGCATTGCTGCGTTTGCACGTTTTGTTAAGCAAAGATTAGACCCCCATGCTCAGGTTGAAATTCAAAACCTAGCCAAACAAGTATCAACAATAATCAAACCTATGTTTCCTGTGAGTTGGGAAGCTCTAGCTGGAGAAAATAATGATTGAAACTTTAATGATGGTTTTAGTTTGTCTAGCCTTTTCAGTCGTGTCACTTGCCTTAGCTTTTAACTTTGCAATGGGTGCTTACCTTGATTGGCAAGAGCAGCACGTAGCTATTAAGCATGGCATCCAAGTTATCACTAGGCGAAACATTGAAGCAGGAGAAGTCTATGACGACCTTACTGATTGATGGTGACATCGTAGCTTATCAAGCTGCGGCTGCTACTGAAGTACCAGTGAAATGGGACGAAGACTTATGGACGCTTCATGCTTATGAGTCAGAAGGTCAGGCTTTAATTAAGCAGAAGATAACCTCCATGCTTGAGAAGACAGGTGCAGACCACTACAAGCTTTACCTGACAGGCTCAAAGAACTTCCGTACTGAAGTCCTAGATTCCTACAAAGGTAATCGCAAGGACGTGCGAAAGCCCCTTACATTGAAGCCACTCAAGCAGTGGATGATTGATGAATATCAGGCTGTACTTCGTGAACCTTTTGAAGCAGACGACTTGCTAGGTATTCGGGGCAGTGATGATGATGACACTATCATCGTGTCTGAGGACAAAGACCTCAAGACCATACCATGTAGATTCTTTAATCCTGCCCACCCTGAAGATGGCGTGGTTACCATTAGCGAAGTTGATGCTGACTTCTCTTTCTTTACCCAAATCCTCACTGGTGATGCTGTAGACAATTATAAAGGTTGTCCAAAAGTTGGCCCTGTTAAGGCACAGCAAATACTCCACAAAGCATCACTTCAATCCACCGACCCTCACCTACGTAACGTAGCCATTTGGGAAGCTATCGTAGCTGCCTATAAGAAGGCTGGTCTGACTGAAGATGATGCATTAACCCAAGCCCGATGTGCCAGAATTTTACGATTCAATGACATCACTGATGATGGAAATATTATCTTATGGACACCGCCAAAATTAAAGTAGGTCTATCCCGCCAAGAAGGGGGTGACCATTACGTTCACCCAATCCAACCCATTGAATACATCATGCTAAATGAACTCGACTTCTGTGCAGCCAACATCGTGAAGTATGCGACCCGTGCGCCACACAAAGGTCAGTTTGAATCTGATGTTAAAAAAATAATCCACTATGCCGAGCTATGGCAAGACCTTAAAGGACGCACCTATGACTGACCTTGTGAGCTTTAACCTATACCAAGAATCTGCCTTAGAGACAGCTATCTTTTCAAAAGATAATGCATTGCCATATCTATCACTTGGGCTGGCTGCTGAAGCTGGTGAAGTAGCAGATAAGGTCGCTAAATATTACCGAGGTGATAAGCCTCTGAATGTCAGTGACCTGATGCAAGAGGTTGGTGATGTTCTTTGGTTTGCTGCTGTTCTTTCAGAGCATTTTGGATACACATTAGAACGTGTGGCTCTTATGAATATGAACAAGCTTCAGTCCCGTAAACAACGGGGAACCTTGATGGGTTCAGGTGACAACCGATGATTATTAAATTCTACACGGAAGGGTGTCAGCCCTGTAAGGCTGTGACTTCTATTCTGAATAGTTCAGAAATAGATTATGAAGAGATAGACATTGGCAAAGACATTAGTCAGGCCATTCGCTATCGAGTTAAAAGTGTCCCCACTATCCTGAACACAGAAACTGGAGCAGAACTAATCGGGTTTAAAGGCATCACGGAAACACAGGAGTGGATAAATGAGCATTGTAGTTGATTATTCACGCAACGAATTGTTATCAGAGCAAGCTTATACCCTTCTCACAGACTACTACTGTCGTGAGGGGGAAGACCCACAAGATGCCTACGCCCGTGCAGCCCTAGCTTATTGTCGTAACGACCATGAGTTAGCCCAACGAATCTATGACTACGCCAGTAAAGGCTGGTTCATGTTTTCCTCACCCCTATTATCAAACGCCCCTGTGCAAGGAGAAAAAGTCCGTGGACTCCCAATATCCTGTTTTCTTAATTACGTCCCTGATAGTCTTGATGGCCTTATCAATCACACATCCGAGCTTCGATGGCTCTCTGTCAAAGGCGGTGGAGTGGGTGGGCATTGGTCTGACGTGCGCAGTGTTAGTGACGTTGCTCCTTCACCAATACCTTTCTTAAAGACTGTTGATAGTGACATGACTGCCTACAGGCAGGGTAAGACTCGTAAAGGTTCTTATGCTGCCTACATGAACATCAGTCACCCAGACATTGTTGAGTTTATCAATATCCGTGTTCCAACTGGTGGCGACCCTAATCGAAAAGCCTTTAACATTCACAATGCTGTAAATATCCCTGACGTATTCATGGATACTGTCATGGCTGATGGGCAGTGGGACTTAATTGACCCTGCTGATTTAACAGTCCGTGAAACTGTTAAAGCTCGTGACCTATGGGAGCGTCTACTTGATATTCGCTTTCGTACTGGTGAGCCGTACTTAAACTTTATTGATGAAGCGAACAGGCATCTACCGCCAGCGATGAAAGATAAGGGACTTAAAATACATGGGTCAAACTTATGTAATGAAATTCACTTACCAACCTCTGAAGAACGAACAGCCGTTTGTTGTTTAAGCAGTGTGAACCTAGAATACTTTGAGCATTGGAAAGATACCTCAATGGTTTCTGACATAATAACGATGCTTGATAATGTCATTTCATTCTTCTGTTTCAACGCCCCTAAAGAACTGTTTAAGGCTATTTACAGTGCCACACAAGAGCGAAGTTTAGGACTAGGTGCAATGGGATTTCACAGTGCTTTGCAACGTGCAAACATCCCTTGGGAGTCTGTAATGGCTAACTCGTATAACACGACAATGTTCACTCATATCAAGGCACAAGCTACCGCAGCGACAATTCGCCTGGGGGGAGAACGTGGCTCTTGTCCGGATGTCGAAGGTGTCCGTAATAGTCACCTCTTGGCGATTGCTCCAAATGCTAATTCGTCCATCATTGCGGGTTGCAGTGCGTCAATTGAACCACTGAAGTCTAATGCGTTTACTCATCGTACTCGTATAGGTTCACATCTAGTTCGCAATCCCTACCTTAATAAAGTTATTAAGGAAGAAGCTGAACTATGGCAACACAAGCCTGAGTCGTGGATAGCCGAGCAATGGAAATCAATCCTACTTAATGATGGCAGTGTTCAGCATTTAGAATGGATGGATGATTGGCACAAGGAAGTCTACAAGACAGCTTTTGAGCTAGACCAACGCTGGGTCATTGACCATGCTGCGGATAGACAACCTTTCATATGCCAAGGTCAATCTGTAAACCTATTCTTCCCAGCAGGGACTAATAAGGCTTACGTCAATGAGGTACATCTACGTGCCTTCAACAAGAAACTTAAAGGACTTTATTACCTGCGAACTTCCGCAGGGGCTAAGGCTGATACTGTCAGCTTCAAGCCTACTCGCGTAGCTTTAAAAGACTATGCCGATGATGATGAATGCCTTTCCTGTCATGGATAATTAATGAGCTTATTAACAGCATCAAAAGCTTTTAAACCATTCTCCTATGCCAGCTTTGTCACTCAAGCTATTGAACATGACAAGCTGGCATGGGGTGAGTGGGAGTGTGATTTAAATGAAGATGTCACTCAGTGGAAGTCTGGCAAGATTTCTGCACCTGAGAAAAACTTCATTACCCAAATCCTCCGGCTCTTCACACAATCTGATGTGATAGTTGGAGGCAGCTATGTGGATGTCTTCTTACCTCGTATTAAAAACAATGAGGCAAGAATGATGATGTTGTCCTTCGCCCAGCGAGAGACAATCCACATGCGTTCTTATGCATTACTCAACGACACACTTGGATTCCCAGAGTCAGAGTACACTGCTTTTCTTGAATACAAGGCAATGGCTGAGAAGCTTGAGTTTATGCAAACCTTTGACCCCGACACTAAACAAGGTCTAGCTAAGTCCATTGCTCAGACTGTGTGTAATGAGGGCATGTCTCTGTTCTCTGCCTTCGTCATGCTCCTTAACTTCCAGCGTTTTGGAAAGCTCAAAGGGATGTGCGAAATCGTGGAATGGAGCATCCGTGACGAGACAATGCATGTTGCAGGTATGACTGAATTGTTTCGTGTTTACATCAATGAGAATCCAGAGGTTGTGACTGATGAATTTAAATTATCTATCTACGAAATGTACCGAACTGCTGTGCAGCTTGAGGACAAGGTTATTGATTTGGCGTTTGAAATGGGTGCTATGGAAGGTATCACTTCGGACGAGGTTAAAAAATATATACGCTATATCGCAGATAGACGTTTAACTAATCTTGGCTTAAAGCCTAATTGGGACATTGAAGAAAACCCATTGCCTTGGCTAGACTGGGTTCTCAATGGTGATTCATTCAAAAATTTCTTTGAAGGACGTGTCACTGATTATTCAGCAGATGGAATGGTGGGCGACTCATGGGGATGGTAGGTCTATCCCCAAAAACCTCACTAATAATTAAAGTTGTACCATAAGGAAGCTAAATGACTATTGACAAGTTCCCACCCGTATCCGTGGAGCTAACTAACGCTCTTCGGGAGTTCTTTCCCATCAATGAAAGAACGCTAGAACAATCACCAATTGAAATTCAAAGTGTGCGAGGAATGTATTCCCTCATTACTTTCCTAGAACACGTCACTGACGTACAAACTAATCCCGACACGGAGTAAATTTATGTGTTTTGGCTCATCCACACCAGCACCAGCCCCTACGCCACCCCCACCAAGTCCACCGCCAGCAGACCTTGCACCAACAGCCCCTCGCATTGGTGAGAATGGTGATGTTGACAACAAGCGTTCACAGACCAACAAGAAGAAGAAAGGGACATCCAGCTTGAGAATTGATTCCCAAGTAGGTGGCACTACTCCTACTGGCATTAACATCCCAAAGAAGTAACATTATATGACAGCTATACGCCAACGCTATGAGCGTTTGGAGTCAGCCCGTCAACCTTTTCTTGACCGAGCTAGAGATGCAAGTAAGTTAACCATTCCTTCTCTGCTTCCCCCTGATGGGCATTCAGCACATTCAAAGTTATACACTCCGTTCCAAGGTATTGGCGCACGTGGTGTTAATAATTTATCTTCTAAAATGTTGCTGGCATTACTACCTCCAAACTCACCATTCTTTCGCTTAACTGTGGACGATTTTAAGTTACAAGAGTTAGCCCAAGAAGAGGGGGCAAGAGCCGAAGTTGAAGAAGCTCTCTCCAAAATTGAACGTGCTGTAATGTCAGAGATTGAAGCTTCTTCAACTCGCATTGCTGCATTTGAAGCTATTAAACATCTGCTAGTTGCAGGTAACGTCCTTCTCTTTCAGCCTGATAAAGGTGGCATGAGAGTTTTCCACATGGACAGGTATGTTCTCAAGCGTGACCCTATGGGTAATGCGCTAGAAATCGTAACCAAAGAAGATGTATCACCCAGTGCTTTACCTATAGAAATACGAGACTTGCTAGAATCATCTGACACAGAAGACACAAGCAATGACGAACCTGTTTCTTTATTTACTCACATTGTGCGTAGAGATGGTAAATGGAATGTGTCACAAGAAGTGGCTGGTATTCCAGTGCCTGATTCAGATGGTACTTACCCAATAGATAAATCCCCTTGGATTCCTTTAAGACTAAGTCGTATTGATGGTGAATCTTATGGACGTGGGTATGTGGAAGAATATCAAGGTGACCTAAACTCCCTTGAGACTTTAACTCAAGCTATCGTTGAGGCTGCTGCTGCATCTGCTAAGGTTTTATTTTTAGTAAGACCCAATGGAACAACACGTGCGAGAGTTTTAGCAGAAGCTCCAAACGGGGCTATCCGAGAAGGCGATGCAAATGATGTAAGCACACTGCAAGTCCAGAAATCTGGCGATATGCAGATAGCTTTTCAAACAGCACAAGAAATTAAAGAACGATTATCTTTTGCTTTCTTAATGAACTCATCAGTCCAGCGTAATGCTGAACGAGTGACTGCTGAAGAAATCCGATACATGGCTTCGGAGCTAGAAGATGCCCTTGGTGGTATCTACTCTATCCTCAGCCAAGAATTTCAACTCCCCTTAGTTAACCGCCTCTTACTACAAATGCAAAAGCAGAAGAAAGTTCCGCAATTGCCAAAGGGTGTGGTGTCTCCAACAATCGTCACTGGACTTGAAGCCCTCGGGCGAGGCCATGACTTAAACAAATTAGCTGCAATGCTTGACCATCTTCAACCTCTAGGCCCAGAAGCAATTCAGAAGTACATGAACGTAGGTGATTACATCACTCGCGTGGGTA